ATCTGTAACTTTAAATCCTGTAATTTTCCAACCCTCTACTTCAGAATTATTTGGGTCGGTAATATAGGTCGCTTGTGTTTCTATTATCGCTTCTCTACCACCATCTTCTGGACTAGAAATAAATCTTAATATTGGTTTTCTGTCTAATGGCCATCTTAACTTAGATAATACATCATTATTCGTTACTCGAACGGCAAGAATTTCTCCCCAATTGGTAAGTTCTCGTTCTTCAATATCTTTCTTTATTAAAACAGGATCTGTAGATGCATATTTTTTATAATTATCATCAACACTTAACATTTCTTTAATCGGTATATGTTTTTGATCTACAAACTGAATATCTTTACCCACAACAAGATCAATAGTTTTCCATCTATACCCATCTTCTGTATCAAACCCCCCATAATTTATTTGATCAGGTGGTTTTACAGAAGCAACTCCTAAAGATCCATTGCCAGGAGAATTAATACAAACTTGAATTGCCCATGCCCCAGCATATCTACCACTAGTAATTTTATGATCAACATAAAATGGTTTTTCAAACATATCCTTTGTATGATCCCAAGGAGTGTAAATTTTTCCGCTTGTCCATTTATTTCTTTTTACTAATATTGTTCCCATCCACTCTGGTAAAATTGCAAGAGCAAAACCACTATCTGCACTAGTATCTGATTCTAATTGCGACCCTGCTTCACCAGAAATTTCAACATTAGGGGCTTGTGAAAAAACTACACCATAAACCTTATCCGTTACATCTGCTGCAAATGTACTAATAAGGGCTTCAGCGGCCTTACCAAACAACGGTGAATTTTTATTAGATGTTGCCATTATTTCTCCCTTTTAATATCCACAACTATTATCCTCCGTAGGATCATTAGGAGATCCTGCACTACTATCTATAGCGGTTAAGAAAACAAAATCTCCAAGGTGTACTCCACCAAATGTCATCCCAGAAGGAACCTGTTGCGTCCATGAATTTGGATGATGGAAAATTCTAAAGTAATCTACCCCCATATTTAGCGCCGCTGTTCCTCCAGTAATAGAACCATCAGAAGATGTTAAACCAAGAGGAGCAGAAATACCTGCTGGTGTTAATGGAGCATGTGCGGTTGTCCCAGCAGGATCTTTAATCCATATACCACCACTATCTTCGAGATGAGTACTTTCTCCCGTAACACCACTCATATAAGGATTCCATCCACATGGATATAAATCAACCGCAGATGCATTGTTTCTAAAATTAACAGTATCAGAAAATCTATAAGCACCATAAAATGCAATAATTGGTGTTTCTACAGGATAGACATCTCCAGTATAACCTGGCATTTCAAACTCATCCCATATCGTAAAATTACCAGCAGCAAAAAGTCCCGCAGGGTGAATAATATTTTTCACATAAGGCCAATAACTATCCCAAGGAACCTCGCTATTGATCAGATATGAATAATCTTGGAAAATCTTACTATCTTGTATTACACTTCTACCGCTTAATGTTCCTAGTTCGTCCCAATAATATACTCCACAAGGAGATCCAGGCGCACATCCTTCTGGACATGCAGGATAATCTCCTGACATAGCATAAGTACTGCCTGGGCTATAACATGTTACTCCATGCAATCTGGCAGAGAAGGGGATTTCTCCGATGCCTTCTGCCCAATACCAACACGGACCAGTTGGGCTTCCATCAGGACCTGTTTGTCCCCAATAAGTACAAGGCGCTCCAGTTGTTCCAGCAGATGCTCCTCTATATGGAGCATCTGAAAGTCTCATCACTCTAATTTTTGGATATCCTATCTCAACATCTTTTGCAAAAAATGATCTAAAGAAAAATTCATATACTTCTTGCAAACTTTTTAATTGATAAAAATCTTTAACAAAATGAAGAAAATTCCTCACATCAAGTCTACTATTATCTGGATCTAAAAAGTCTACAAGAACTACAGGATCTAATGGTACTTGATCACCTATACCAGAGTTCTCCGCCCAGTTTTCTCTGCTTATTACTATACGATCAGGAAAATCACCAGCATAAGTATTTTTTATTAACTTAATAAAAGAATCTTCTGTTAAGTCTAAATCTTGTAATATGTCAAGTCTTCCAAAATCATTTTCACAATTTAACCATTTGTAAAATAGTCTTAAAAATTCAACAAATTTTGGATTCTCTTCAGTAACCCATGTGGGTAAACGATCTGCTAAGAAGAATTGAAATGTACTAAAACATTCAGATTCTGAAACGCCAGCCTCGGCAAACCGAGCAGCGGCATCATAATGACCGCCAGGAGTCGGTCCCGTTACCGCAGCATGTACTAAAGTAATAGTCATTTATTATTTCCTAATTAACTAGTACAATACCATCATTAACAAGATTTAATAAAATGTTACCCTTTGCAAACACATTATTTGTTCTTGGTCGTAATCTTATTCTAAAATCACCAACAATATGTAATCCATCTAATTGTACTCTACCTTTTTTATAAAATACAGAACCAACACTAGTTTCAAACAAAGCATTATTGTCTGAATAATATGCTCTAATTACTGAATTTCCATCATCTACCACATACACATTTTGAAGTTGTCCATCCTTCATAACATTTATATCAAATCCTTCTAAAACCGTTCCCTCTAATCCGCCTGGATCTGCTAATTCTGTATTAACGGAATATGATATAGAAGTTATAGGATCTGCCGCTGATGCACTAAAACTCTTTGAAATATATGGAATAATATTATCACCAACAAAACCAGAATCTTTTTCTAGCAAACCAACAGCAAATTCAGAATAATTAAACGCGCTTTCAAAGTCATTTAACTTATTAGATTCATATTCTCTAATGTATTGATTTATTATGTTTAATAAATCACCTTGAGTTGATGTAGTTGCATATGGATCATAATACACATAACCTTCTAATAAAATATCTAACATATTTGGATCAACAAAAACAGGAAGAATAGAAACAACACACTTCTTTGTGACAAGTTCTTTTATCTGTTCCTTTGTTTCATTAGAAATTTCATTCATAGCATCTCCATATGCGGTAATAAAAACTTTCCCATATTGTGGTGGGTCTTGATCCTCACCCCCCCATGCATTTCCAATTAAACCAAGGTTTGATTGTATTATCGTAGTTTTTAAATCGTTTGCGGTAACTGCTCTCCCTTGTGTTTGGAAAAATAGAGGCGCTCTTTGTTTTGTAGTTTCTATATCTTCTGGATTGCTTCCTCCAGCACCCCCCAATACTGTTGAAACAACATTAAGGTCTACTATATTATCAGTAAAGGAAGCAACACCATTTCCACGTTCTCCTAAAGTCCTTAAAAAATGAAATGTTACTGTTGAATTATTATTAGGCCTGGCCCCTAAAATATTATCTCCAAAATAAACTTCATATCCCCCATCTACAGAACTCGAAAGAAAATATACTTTTTGTCCTGCGGTAACTCCAACAATCCCACCTTCAATATCATTAACATCATTCCACTCAGTGCCGACACCACCATCCCCTGTCTCATTAACATAAACTTTAAGGGTAGAAGTATCTAAACCTTCTGTTGAATTTATTTTAAATCTTTGATGGGGTTGAGAATTTTCAACAAAGTCTCCGTGGTTGTCTATAGTCCAAGTCCCTTGCATAATATCAATTTCTCTCTCACCATTTACAACATAATCTCTAACAGGAGTCCATACCATACCATTACCAGAGAAAGCATCACCAGGACCGATGTTTACTTCTTGAGTTGAAGTAACTTTGATTGTTGCCCTTGCCCCCCTAGCAGAAGCAGGAAGATAACTTAAAGGTTTTACCAAAGACCCCACAGAATTTTTTTTGGTTGCAGTGTCTAAAAACGATTCGTTTGCAATCATGTTTGCATAATAAGAATAAAAAACACTGTTGTATGTTAACAAGTCTAATAATGTTGATAGCGCCGACCCTTCGAAATCATACCCCGAAAAAGAATCAGACTCTGTTAAATAGTTTTTTAAAGAATCTCTGATTTCATAAAAATCTAAGTTACCCAACATTATTATTGGATCTGAACTTGTACTTCCTTGAACATATGCCATTTATCGAATCCTCTTTACTGCTATCTTTACTATAACCGTCCTTGGGTTTGAGAGTTTAGTAATTGTTTTTAACTTATAAGATATTGAAATATTTAATGTGTCTTGATATTTGTCTGATGTAGCAATAGAAACATTTTCTACTGTTATTCTTGGTTCATATAATCCTAATTGATTTTTTATTTTTTCCTGTATTTGAAATGTCTCAAAAAAATCAAACTCTATATCTTCAAATAATAAATTACGAATATTACATCCCATAGTTGGTTTCCACGGTCTTTCATATGTATTTGTTAATACAATATTTTTAACAGATTGTTTTATAGCATCTCCATCAAATTTTTTTGCAACATCACCAGACAAACCAGCCTCTTGATATGCTAGGGTTGGTTTGAAGATAAAATCTAAATCAGAATAAACATAATCATGTAAAGAATCAAAGGATAGAGATTCTTCTTCACTTGTTTGTCTATCACCTGTATACCCTCTACCATGAACTGCCATTTATTAATTTCCTTTTATGAACATTATAATATGTAGGAATTTTATTCGGGTTTACTGTCTCTAACTATAGTTAATTTTGTTCTATGTACATTTGCTTCAGTCATTGTATGTTTTGCAGACAAAATCATATACTTACCACTTAGTACACTTAAACCTTCAATATTCTCTCCTTCAACACCCATAGCAGCCTTTGGTAATTTAATTCGTATAATTGATCCTACTTTTATTGATAAATCTCCAGGCACAATAATATCTAATACTTGTGTGAATAATAATTTTTTTTGTGCTACTCTTAACAGAGGAGTTATCTTAGGAGTATTCCAAAATCTAGCATCAACACTACGAACATATTCTAGATACTCTGGATACTTTTCACCATATTCTGGAAAATTACATGAAGAAATATATTTTGGAAAAACACCATCTGTGTTGTCTAAGCAACCACAAACATCTCCAGTAAATCCACCAAACGCTCCATAAAAAGGAAACTTAGGATCGCTTTCTGTGAAGTCATCTTCTTCTTTTACATCAATACATTCATACACACCAATTGATGATTGATATGGTGGAAAGTGTCTTTGACGAACAAGAGCGTTTCCCATTGAAGCAGAAAAAGTAGATCCAGCAACTGGTGCATCTGGGTCTAAATCATATACATCATTATCTAAATATTCTGTTGGAAGCCAACCATACCACCAATATTTATTCATATCAGAACCAGAATATGTTGCACCAAGATCTTCCGTTTCATTAATAAGATCACATTCAAGAGGAATATCGTTTATTGCATCTTTTACTTGCTGACAGGTGACCTCTTCTTCAACAGGCGGTGTTATATTATTTTCTGGAAATTCTCTTTGTATTGCTTTGTATGTACTCCACTTTTTAAAAATGTCTTCTAGTTTTTTTGCTTCTATTACTTTTTCTACTATTGGCTTTCTTACATTATTTTTAATTGATTTCATTATTTCTAAATCAAGATCAGTATTGCTATACCAAGAATGCAAAGGATTACCAACACCAAGTTTTGAAGAATAATCAAAACCATAAGAAGGATATTTTTGATGAAGTTTTGTTGCACCTTCACCTGCAATAATAGTTCCAGCATGTTCTAGTGGTATAATTGGTTCTGCTTCAATATGATTCCATTTTTCCCAATCTTCTGGATAAGAATATGTAATTCCCTCTCGAACAAATAGGGGTTCTGGATTTGGATTATTAGCGGGAGAAAAATATTGTTGTGTTTTTAAATCAAAATGACATTCAGGACGAACGCATTCATATCTTTTATCATATGGATCTGCTCGCCAATCAGGACTATTAAAGATTGGAGTTGTGTTTCCTTCGTCATATGGCATTTATAATATCTCCCTTAGTATATATCTTCTTATGTACAATTACATGGCCAATTTCCTGGACCACCCTCACAAGGACAAGTACACCAAGGATTATAATACCAAGTTTCGCTTTCGGGATCGTATGAGTGATAACTCCCGTCTACGCAACTAGGAGGATCACCATAACAATGATGTTCAACACAAGGAGGTTCGCATGAAGTGCAGTCGATATCGGGACAACAACCGCAGTCCTCGTGTTCATACTCGCCGCAGTCCCAAGTATTGCAGTTCGTAGTGGCACAGGTTGGATCATTATCCCAACCACACGGGTACAAATTCCCTACCGAGGATGAGCCATCGGCCGTCCAGTATGAAAAGTAATCCCTGTGCGACTGCCCTGTACAGGGCTGCGTGATATCACCATCACATCGACTGGCGCCAGTATGTTCGCCGTCATAAAAAACTATATGGTTTGGTATAATAGATAACATGCTGTTGGTGCTGCATGGCCATGTTGCAGGAACAGGTCCCTGTTCGTCTGTATCCCAATCAGTTCTCCAATTAATTCTATCTCTCCACCATTCACGCACTGGCGCGCCCGAGCAGGGCAAGTACTCATTGACCCATGTATTATATGAATCCTGAACAAACCACCCGTCTAGAGAACCCCAAGGAACACCACCATCCCAACCCTGAAGAGTATAGAGCAGATTGGGGTCAAATGGATCGAGCCACGGCAGTACCACAGCGTTTGGACAAGGTGCCCACGGCCGCGTATATTCGGCCCGCTCACCAAATCCACCACATTCATTTATTTTTTCCAAACTACAAAAACTATTCCCACTGGTTTGCGTCCAGTACATCTCCGCAACCATTATTAGGTTTGACAACCAATCGCCGCGATGATGTTCAACTTCGTCGATGCCTCCCCACCCGCCGCCTGGGAAACACTTGTAATCTCGTCCACAACTGCCATGGCCCCCGTGGCTACCAGGACCCCAGTACGAAGCGCCACGGTTGATAATTTGCTGGTTCCCGCCCTCGCGAGGCATCGAGATTGCTAAATGCCAAGGTTGTAAAAACTGCTGGCATTGATATAACCACGGAATACCGTTAATCATCTGACAAGGAGGGTCCCACGGATCGGAGTAGTCATCGCATGTCGAGTACCACTCCCGCGCCGGCGGGGCCCAAAAACAATTTATATTCAACAATTCGTGTAAGTTTTCTTCACCGCACACTGACCCATCCAAGGCCTCGGTAAAATAAGTATGCCCATACCCATAACCCGCATAGAAAAACTGTCTAGTAGGTTCTGTGTGATCTACAAGACCACCATATTCATAAGAATTTTGATAACCAGCATAAGCACCACCCTCTAAAGGATGATTGCTACAATTACAACATATTGCGCCTTCTGGAGGAAGGCCTTCCCCAGTTAACCCGTCGTAGCAGTGCCTTCCATGTCCTATTCCTATTCCTTCGCCACCACAAGGGGGATAAGCACACGGGCAATAAACATCTTGATCACCATCGTCATCCTGATCCCAGTCGTGCGGACCACATATGGTGCCCTCACCATGAAAACAGGCACGCACTCCTGCCGGAACTCCAATTTCAGGAACGCCATTTTCAAATATAAAAAGAGGATTACAGTTTTCTCTTGTTGTGTGAATACATGTGGACAACTGACCCTCTTCGTTTACTTCACAAGGGGGGTCCCCCCACTCAGGCGCATAACAATCAATGTCAGGAGGTGGAGGATCGTCATCAGGAACGGGTACGACACACATACAACATGCACCCATATCAGTTGGTGGATTGTGACAGAACTGGGAACAATCCAAATCCTGTTCTACACATCCCTCTCCCCAATGTGTAGAATCTAAAATTCTGCTTTGCCATCCATAACAAGCAGAAGTGGCCCAGTGAAAATGGTGCGCATGTGCATGGTGATCAAAATCTGTCTGTTTCAATGTGTATGACCACGCTTGCGCATGCTCTCGTTCGACAAGCAGGCCTGGCCTCTCGGGGTCACATTGATCCGAACCACTATGATAGTAGTGCCACCATGAAGAATAACCCCACTGTTCATCGGGACATTTACATGAACTGCCAACACTTAGTTCATTAATAATTGTTTTTTCTTGATCAATATGACTACAGGGCAGGAATTTTTTTAGTGCCACCTCTTCCCCCCATTCAGAAACAAAAATTTCCCACACCGCTGCTACGATCTTTTGCCATCCTTCCTGAAGAGTTACGCTCTCCGAATAGCCCCAGTTGAAGTATTTGCCGAGAACATTATCCCCAATATTAAATAACACTTGATGTGGAAGTGGGTTCATTTTACCACTTGAAAGTATTTGTGGTCCAAATCTTTCAACAATCAAATCAACAATTTCTTGTGCTGTTTGCCTATATTCTGGCAACAAAAAATGCACAGGAGACGAAGATCCACAAGGATGCTCACAATCGCCGAGATGCTGCCCACCAGGCCGCCTCCACTCAGTGGGCCATGGGTCTTCGCCCTGATTGTTGATTTGTCCACCCTGCCACCATTCACACCCTTCTTTTGCATAAGGAGTTTCGATAACTTCTATTGGTAGTTCATGACAATCTGGTGGACCAAAATCCTGGCAATTACCTAAAAGTTCATCACCCTCAAGTGGTATTGTGTAATCATGGCCAGGTTCATCAGGATCTTCATTGAAGGGAGAACATCCATAATAGTACCCACACATAAGCCTATATTCACACAGTCCAGTTGGTTTTACTCTTACTTCAAGTCCTGCACGAACCCTTCCATCACCATCTACAAATTCGTTATTGATTTCATGAGCGGCCGCATTAACTTTTGGATGTATAATATCTTCGTCTATTAAGCACCAAGGAGAGCAAGGATTTTCATACCACTCTTTACAAACATTATATCCCAAATATGGTTTTAAACAATTATCTGGTCTATGAGGAAAACAATCACAGTGACTATCAGCAGGATACTCCCCATCGTCGTTGGGCTCCCCTGGTCCACAATACTTATAGGAACCACACAGAGATCCATACCCTTGCGATTCAAGTTGCTCACACCAACTCTCTACGGTTGGATATGGGGGAAATATACCATGAAAAAACTCATTGTTAAAGTTTGCTTCGCACCGTTCTTGATAAGAACAACCCCAATCCTGGCTATAACCAAGCATTATGATTGCAGCAGGTCCTTGATTACAACAACAACACGATTTAATAATACTCATAATCTATACCAACTTAATAATCTTCTGGAGTATCTTTACAATCTGATTCTCCCGTAGAAGAACATTCACCATCCACACCATTTGCAGCATTAAAGAAATAGTGGGCTTCGTTATCTTGATCCCAATAAATCTTCATATTAACAACTGGATAAATTTCATCAACAGCAACATCATCGTCAATAGTTCCAGAAAGACCTATTGCTTCTATAACATTGTTTGATTCTTCGTTTGGTCCAATCAAATGATCGAAATTATATCCACCATCAGAACCACTTCCCATAGAACCTCGTATTGGTTGAATTTTAAAACAACTCTTTTCCCATGTTGCAGTATCTAATCTTATACCAGGCGATTCCCACCCAAGAGATTTTATGTGTGTATAATCATATAACCCATCATTTCCAGATTCCATAGTATTGAAACCTGCTCTTGCAAACATATCATATCCATGTTGTCCTCCGTTTATCCAATGAGGACCATCTTCTTTATACGCAACCCAAGAACGAATTCCTCCTCGATCAATTGGTTTTATTCTGAAGGAAGGTATGTTGTTTACATAATCAAAATCAAGATACACTTCAGCAAAAGCATATCTCCATTTAGCCTTATGTTCTTCTATTTGTTGAAATCCTACTAATGCAGCAGGGAACGAATCTTTTAAAACACAATTAACACGATAATGAAAAGTTTTAATATTCGATGATAACCAATCGGTGTATGCTTCCGTGTTTATTCTTGGAATACTATAAGTCATAGTACTAAACAACGCACCAGAATCCAAAAGATTTAATTCATTTAAAACATTAGATCCTGAGAGTGAAATAATTGCACTATAAGGGTCCCCTCCACATTCTTCATCCAATCCTATACTACCAGCAGATGCATAACAATAAACGCTACTTTCTTCTTCTTTAGATAATTGTTCTACAGATTTAAAATTCCAATTCTCCATTCCTTGCCAGTAAAAAAAGTTTACGGCGTTTGGATTTTCCTTATCGGTTGACATCTCTGTTGCTTGTTGTATTAATTCGCCAATTGATCTATGACTATCTTTTCTTATACTTTCATATGATCTGTCATTATATGATGGCCTATACCAAACATAATTAGAAGTTTCATCTAATTTGAGTCTATATCCTGCCTGTGACATATTATTTTGTTCTGTTTGGTGTGAATAATGTAATTTCTCAATATATTCATGAATAGGAATCATCCAATCATCTTCTGCTTCTTCTGGAACATCGAGGTGAATAGTAGAAGTTTGTTGTTGTATATAATCTAAAGTTACAAGATTAACTTCATAATAAGAGCCAAGCATATCTTCATCTTGACGAACTTCTGTAACATTATAAACATAAAAAGTTGGAATTGGCCATGGCATTTCATCTTCTTTTGTTGGATTATATGCATCAAACTCAAAAAGGGTTTTTCCAGCAGCCAAAACTTCATCTGCTTTACCTTCTAAATCTTTTATTTGAATTTTCCCAGACATAGAAGGAGCAAGCATATCTTCATATATAACGACCCCCAACAATGCACTCTTCTCTAATAAATCCCACTCCTCACCAGTAATAGCATTAGTAAGAATAGCAGTAGAATAATTAATTTGTGATTGAAAAGTTTTATTTTCTGCTTCTTCTGTCATAATAAAAAATCCTAATATATTCTACTTGTTGTTGTATCTCCAGAACCCGTTATATTTATAGTAGATTTTTTTATGTTACCAAACCTACTTGTTGCAGTTTCTTCATATCTTGATTGTTCTTTAATCATTTTTCTTAATAATTGATATGCATCTTGTTTATAACTTTTATCTAACAATTTAAGTTTTGTTTTTAACATGCCCTCATCTGCTTCACGGTATGTCATTGCTGTATAATCATCATCCCATGTTGTCCCTGCACCACACATTCCCATAAAACCAGAAATTAAGGTATTTTGAAGAGCATCAGTTATACCACTATATGTTGAATCACCCTTAACTGTGTTGATAGAGAAATTAGACTGCTTTTGGGTTAATATATTATATACTGAAGATACAACATTTCCACTACGATTTTGTATAAAATGAGAAATTGCATCTTGTGAATTATTATAATATTTTTTTATAGTTCCCCAAACTTTGGGTACAACAAAACCCTTACTGTCTTTTCCAACAACAACAACATGATCCCCTTCGGAAAAACCACTATATCCATTTTTATCTAATTGTGCTTCTCGTTTTGCAGGAATCCACTTTACTATCTTTCTTGATGCTTTATATTCATCTCGTAAATCAATTTCTGGTCCAGTTATACTTAATAGTTCTTTATTTCTTCCAACAACACTTACAGTTAATGCAGTGTTTGAAATATTTTTTGCTTTTAGTAAAACATCACCTTCTTGAAAATCTGTATATTCTAAACCACCTGTTCTTTCAAGATAAGCAACAGGTCTATTATTTGATTCGTTATTACGCCCCCCAGGCAACCCCCCACCAGGCTCCCCTAAAGGAGTATCATAAATGTCATAATCATAACCCAATCTTGGCATTTCATTAAAGGGATTAACAACATCGTTATATAACATAACCAACCACCACCAATCAGAAGAACCATAATAATCATGTGCAATAATATCTGGGGTATCACCATGACGAATTGTATAATCTACTGTTGGTCTTTTAGTGAATACATCTTCAAACACAAACTTGAACCGAACAAACATGTCAATCAGCAGTATGTTTTTACCACCTAGTGCTTTAAATTCATAATATGATTTTGGAAATAGTTTAAAATACATATTTTATTATATCCTTGTTAATCAATTCTGACCCGCTATAAACTCGCCGCCGGCGAATTCACTGCTGTCCCCGTGTCTAAGTCTAACTTCCTTAAATGTTAATTCAAGATTAATAAATGCTGGTTTTCCACCACTATTAATACTTAAAAAACCAGCACCAGTATAGTTTGTATTCATTGATTCTATGATACATTTTCCAAAATTATCTATTTTAGATGGACCCTTTTCTGTGTCAGCAACTAATGAAATTGACCACTGTTTTGGAATTTCATAATAAAAAGGACCAGTTATTTTAGGATAAGAATATTTTCTAACAAGTTTAATTATATTTTCTAGTGCCGCGGCATCTTCTGATTCAGTTATTCCCAATTCCCACGATGCAGTAAATGATCTAAAATCTGGTGATTCAAACATTAATTGTTCTCTTGGGTTTAATGATTTTTGGTCCATAAATGCAGTTGTTTGTGCAATGTCACCGAGTACGGGTAAATTTAATCCTTCTGCTGCTCCCCCTGCGGCTTGAACAAGACCGCCCATTATAGTACTCATAAACCCTCCAACATCCGCCACATCGCCTACTTGTCCCCCCATGCTTGCTGCTGCCGCAACAGTTTTTAAATTAATTGTTTTATATCTTTGCCTATCACCAAACAATAATGTGGTTGGTGCTTGTATAAAAAAACTAGCACCCTCTATCGCACTCCCAAATTTATCTTTATCCATCGCACCCAGCCCTATCTCCTCCATGTCATTAACAGGCTGATGTGCTTGCATATGAAACCACACTGGAATCTCAGATTTAGCAACTGTCGGAAATATTGTACTCATTTTTATAGTTCCCCTTGTCTTAAATATATATAAGGGGTTCTAATATGCCATACAAAACAAAATATAAACCCATAAATAAAACAAAATATGTTGGAAACCCAAACAACATAATTTGTAGATCTTTATGGGAAAGGCGTGTGTGTAAATATTTAGACCGCAATAAAAATATTCTCAGATGGGGAAGCGAAGAAATAATAATACCATACTATTCTCCTGTAGATAAAAAGGTACATAAATATTACCC